TGGGATTGGTTCTCGATTTATTTGGAGGATCAGGTTCAACTTTGATAGGTTGCGAGAGGCTGAACCGCAACGCTAGGATTATGGAGCTTGAACCGAAGTATTGCGATGTAATTGTCAAGCGCTGGGAAGATTTTACAGGCGAGGTGGCACAGCGTGGTTAACAAATTATTTGATCCAACCGACGAACAACGTAAAAGCGTTGAAGCGATGGCTGGCTACGGCATACCAGTGGAGGACATGGCTAAAATGGTCATCAATCCCAATACAGGTGAAGCGGTATGTAAGGCGACGATGTATAACAAGTTTAAGAACGAGCTATCGGTCGGCATGACCAAAGCCAACGCAAAGATAGCCGAATCGCTGTACCGACAAGCCACCGGAGGTAATACCACAGCCGCTATATGGTGGTCTAAAGCTCGTATGGGCTGGAAGGAAACGCAAAGGCAGGAAGTGGACGGCGGGATTACGCTGAAATGGTTAGATGGCGATAGTTGAGATACCGTACAGCCCTCGACCTCTACAACGCGAAGCACACAACAACGCAGCACGATTCAAGTTATTAGTGTGTCATCGACGCTTCGGTAAGACGGTATTTGCGGTCAATGAACTGATTAAAGCTGCTTGTACCAGCACGAAAGAGAATCCACGTTACGCTTACATTGCGCCGCTCTATCGCCAGGCGAAAGCAGTGGCTTGGGATATGTTGAAGACATTCTCTCGCCCTATCCCTGGCATTAAGTACAACGAGGCCGAGTTAAGGGCTGACTTTCCTAACGGCGCACGCATTAGTCTTTACGGTGGGGATAATCCTGACACGCTTCGAGGCATCTACCTTGATGATTGCGTAATGGATGAATATGCGCAGATGAGTGAGCGTTTATGGCCTGAGGTGATAAGACCAGCGTTATCAGACAGGAAAGGTGGTGCCATCTTTATCGGCACGCCCATGGGACACAATGCGTTTTACGACATGTACCAAAATGTCAAAGATGATTCGGAGTGGTACGTTAAGCTGCACAAAGCCAGCGAGACTGGATACGTCGAACAAGAAGAATTAGACGCAGCCAATAAAGCGATGTCGGACGAGCAATATCGCCAAGAGTTTGAATGCTCCTGGCAAGCAGCGGTGATGGGTTCCTATTACGGTCGATTGCTCGAAGAAGCGGAGAAAGAAAACCGTATCGGGAAAGTGGCCCACGATACCGCGTTAGAAGTTGAGACCTGGTGGGATCTAGGTATTGGCGACAGTACAGCTATTTGGTTTGCGCAACGTGTGGGCACTGAAGTGCGCTTGATTGATTATTACGAGAACTCAGGCGAGCCGTTAAGCCATTACACGCAAGTGATTGATGACAAGCGACAAGGCGGCTATCAGTATTCGCACCATGTATTTCCGCATGACGTTAAAGCTAGATCGTTAGATACAGGTAAAACGCGAGTGCAAACGCTCCAGGCGTTAGGCATAGAGCCGCACGTTATGGCAGCCGACAGAATTGAAGATGGTATTGAAGCGGTACGCCGCATGCTTAAGAACTGCTGGTTTGATGAGCTGCGGTGTAAGCGTGGATTAGATGCGTTGCGACAATATCGCGCTGAGTACGATGAGAAGAACAGAACCTTCAGATTGAAACCAAAACATGATTGGGCGTCTCACGCAGCAGATGCGTTCAGGTATGGCGCCATGTTTAAAGCACCGAAAATCAGCTGGGAGCCGTTAGATTACGGCCAACAAGGAATAGTGTAAATGGCTAAAACGACAGCAACGACAGACGACCAAATTGCAGCATTGTGCAGATCTGAGATCGACAACGCAGCCGGACGCTCTGGAGGCGACATCAGCCAGGAACGCGCAGATGCGCTCGACTATTACTTTGGTGAGCCCTATGGCAACGAAGTCGAAGGGCGCTCATCGGTAGTCACTCGAGAGGTCATGGAAACAGTGGAGTGGATGTTGCCCTCGCTGGTCCGCATATTTACCGATGTGGATAATCTGTGTCGATTCGATCCGGTCAACGCCGACGATATAGAGCAAGCGAAGATTGAGACCGAGGTAGTCAATCACGTCTACTGGAAGCAGAACAAAGGCTTTTATAACACTTACACCATGCTCAAAGATGCGTTGCTGTCTAAAACAGGCATCTTAAAAATCTATTGGGACGACACACCAACTGAGACCAAGCAGAGCTATGAAGGCTTAGATGAAATGCAGCTGGGCGAGCTGATGATGGATACCGCCATTGAGCGTGAAATACTGGAGTTTGAGCAGACCGAGCAAGGCTTTGATGTCACGTTTAGAGAAACAACAGCCAAAGGTTCAATCAAAATAGAGCCCGTGCCGCCAGAGGAATTTGGTATTGCCCGTAATGCTCGCTCACCTTATAGCGAAGATTCTAATTTCTGTTACCACCGGACTGAGAAATCGTTCAGTGAATTAGTAGAGATGGGTTACGACGTGGAGACGATCCGCAGCTTGCCGTTCGATGATGACGTATTGACGCCAGAGCAATTAGCACGGTATGCAGATTCAGACTCACAGATGCCGTTTGATTACTCCTCCACTGAATCGATGCGGATGTACTGGATCAGCGAGTGCTATGTGAGAGTCGATAGAGACGGCGATGGGATCGCAGAGCTTTTCAAAGTGTGCATGGCAGGTGGTAATTACAGCGCAACGAGCAGCCAGTTGTTATCCATTGAGCCCGTGGATTTTATGCCGTTCGCTTGTGTGTCGCCTATCTTAATGCCGCACAAATTCTATGGGCTATCGATTGCTGATTTAACCATGGACATTCAGCTGATCAAATCGACACTGACACGCTCGATGTTAGACAACACGTATTTGTCTAATAACTCACGCACAGCGGTGAATGATCAACATGTGAATCTCGATGATTTATTAACCTCCCGCCCTGGTGGTGTGGTCAGGTTTAAAGGTGATGGTGGCGCAGGTTCCTACATCACGCCGTTACCACATAACCCGTTACCGCCAGAAGCGTTCAGCATGATGAGCTACCTGGACGATGTGCGCAAACAAAGAACAGGCGTTGGCAATGAAGTCGGTGGATTAGATTCTAATGCACTGGCCAACGTCAACACTGGCGTTGCGGCCCTAGCGTATGACGCAGCCCGAATGAAAATAGAGCTGATTGCTCGCATCATTGCTGAAGTGGGTTTCAGGACAGTATTCAAACTGATCCACAAGTTGTTAATGACGCACCAGGACAGAGAAATGGTGGTCAATGTTTCCGGTGAGTTTGGCGCGTTCAACCCTAGTGAATGGCGTGAAAGAGTCAACACGACTATTACTGTTGGCGTCGGTACGGTATCACGCGAACGCCGTATGGTGGCGCTCGATACCATCATGGCGAAACAAATGGAGCAAGTACAAGCTGGCGGTCTGGGTACGATAGTACAGCCGCATCAAATGTATCAAAGCTTGGCCGATATGACCGATGCGTTTGGTTTAGAAGCGTCATCGTATTTTACCGATCCGAGAACTGTACCTCCTGCACCACCACAACCAGACGTTCAGGCTGAGTTAGCGAAAACGCATGCGCAAGCGCTGATGATGGAGGCGCAATCTAAATTAGATGCCAACCAGGTGAAAGTACAACAGATGCAAATGGATCAGCAGATCAAAATGCGTCAGCAAGAATTAAGCATGCAAGAGACGCAATTAAAAGCCGACATTGAGCGCATGAAAGCGCAGCTACAGCAGTTCAAAAACTCCAACGATTCGGACGCTAAGATCGCAAGTCTTGAGCTACAGATGGAAAAACAAGACACCGAGCAAGCCCTGGCGCGTTTGAACTTAGAGCTAGACGCGGTGCAATCTGAGCGCAGCAGTGAAGTGGCTCAATACAAAGCGCAGCTGGACAACATCACTAAGTTGGTGACCTCCGAGGCCAAAGCGGAATCGCCCGTCGATTTGTCTGAAATGCGTGATTTGATTGGCAGTCTTATGGCGCAGAATCAAGAGATGGTCGAGCGCATTGACGCCATGTCACAAAGCGCGTCATCGCCTAAAACGATCATACGAGATGAACAAGGGTTGGTTGTGCAAATAGGTGACCAGCAGATCATACGCGACGAATCAGGACAGGTGATGCAAATTGGATGAACACACACTCATAGCCGAGCGCGAGCGTGCGCACCAGGCGAAACACTTACTTGAGAACACGCTGTATTTAGAAGCGAAAGCTATCGTTTTAAATAATCTCACTGAAGCCTGGCAAGGCACATCAGTCGCCCAGGCGGAGGATAGAGAGCGCATTTATCACATGTTGGTCGCGGCGCGTTCCGTGTTCGATCACATCGATGGCGTAATGCAAACAGGCAAACTGGCACAAATTCAATTAGACAATAACCGCTGAGAGGCAGGAGAACATCATGGCTGAGACTCAACCATCCATAGAAGAAAGAATAAGCGCATCAATGGCACCAGAAGCTGCGGAGCCGCCACCGTTGGCCGCAGTTGAGCCACCGCCAGAGGAAATAGTCAGCGAAGCGCCAGAGGCAATAGAGCAGCTCGAGCCAGAGCAAGTCGAGCCAGAAGCTATAGCAACGGATGACACGCCGGATGAAACGCCAGAGAGCGAAGAAGAAGCAGTTCAGCTGACGTCGTTGCATGAATTGGCCGAGCATTTAGGGGTCGAGCAAGCTGATTTGTATCAGTTGCAGATCCCCATCACCGATCCTAGCGGTGAACGTCGGGAAGTTAGCCTGGGCGAATGGAAAGACACGTTTCAGAATAACCAACGTGCAGAGCGTTTAGCGCAAGAAGCGTCTGAGTTGAAAACCCAATTACAAGAACAGCAAGTGCAAGTCTCTGAAGCAATGGAACGCCAAGCACAAGAAGGGGCCGCTTTTCTTAGCCAGGTAGAATCGACGTTGCAACAGGAGTTTCAATCAATCAACTGGGATTCACTGAGGGTCAGTAACCCAACGGAATGGACAGCGAAACGACAAGAATTTCAAGAGCGCAATGGTCATTTACAGAACATGCGCCAACAAGCTGCGAGCGCTTACGACCAACAAAAAGCGGCGCACAGCAAACAGAATCAGGAGCAAATGGCAGAAGTGACCGAGCGAGAGCATCGCTTAATGGTTGCTGCCGTTCCAGACTGGGCAGACGATAGCAAAAGAGACGCAGAGACAGCGAAACTACGCGATTATCTCCTCAACACAGGCTATTCCCAAACAGAAGTCGACAACGTATATGACCATCGGAACATTGTGTTAGCACGCAAGGCCATGATGTTCGACGCGATGTCTAAAAGTGGGAATGCCGCGAAAAAGAAAGTGCTTAAACTTGGCAGTAAGGTTTTAACGCCTGGAGCCAAGCGTTCAAAAGTACAAGCACAAGCAGGTGCTGAAAGCGCGTTAAGAAAGAGCTTGAAAAAATCAGGCTCCGTTGATGACGCTACAGCGCTGATACAACACAGACTCACTAACAGGAGATAAATTATGGCTATTCCAGGAGGAACGCTTAGTGCGTTCGCTGCAATTGGTCAGCGAGAAGACCTTTCCGACATCATTTATGACATCAGCCCTATGGATACGCCGTTTCTCAGCAATGCGAAACGCGGCTCTGCCAAAGCTGTCTATCATGAATGGCAAACTGATTCGCTTACTGCGGCTGCTGTCAATGCGCAGATAGAAGGCGATGATGCGACTACAAACACTGCGGTCGTGACTAACCGTTTGGGTAACTTCACTCAGATCAGCACTAAAGTGCCTCGCGTGACAGGGACATTACAGTCTGTTGCCACTGCTGGCCGAGCTGATGAGATGAGTTATCAGATCTCAAAATCAGGTAAAGAGCTGAAACGCGATATGGAAACGGCTTTAACTGGCATACAAATCGGAACAGCTGGCGGCGCAGGTACAGCAAGAACTCTCGCAGGTATTGGCTCTTGGCTATCCACCAACCAGGCTCAGTCAGGTGCAGATACTACTACACCTCCAACAACGGCTGGCGCTCCTGCTACTGCTCCGACTCCAGGTACTGCAGCAGCCTTCTCTGAAGTTCAGTTGAAAGCTTGTCTAGCTGCCGTTTGGAACTCTGGCGGTAATCCTGGTGTTGTGATGTGCGGAAGCGCAAACAAACAGCTAGCTTCAGCGTTTGCAGGTATCGGAACTCAATTCCGAGATGTGCAACCTAATGGCCCAGTAGCGCCAGGCTCAATTGTCGGTGCGGCTGATATTTACATCAGTGACTTCGGGCAGTTACAAATTGTAGCTAATCGATTCATGGCAGCGGCAAATGTTTATGCGCTTGATATGGATTATTGGGAAGTCAATTCTCTGCGTCCGATCCAAACTGAATCACCGAGTAAAACTGGTGACTCGGATCGCTCGATGATATTGGCGGAATATACTTTGTCATCGCTGAACGAATCAGCGTCTGGGAAAATATATACCACTACATAGGTAATCCCCTACTACAGCGAGGCAACTCGCTTCTCCCAAAAAGGGCGACTTCGGTCGCCCTTACTTTTAATAAGAGGTGATATATGAAATCAGCATCCAAAAAAGATTCTTTGAAAAACTTCACAAAAACAAACAATCAAACCATGAAAAAGACAGGCAATTTTGTCAAAGGTGCTATGAATCAAATGGGCAAGAACGCGACATTTAACAGCGGCTCCAAACGGCACGCTTAAATGAAGCGCCTATTAGATTACGATCCTGTAACTGGCACGCAGTCCTGGCATGAATACGATCACAATACTAAGATCACAACGATTGCTGAAGTGCAGGACGTTGAGCCTATTTTAAACGCCAACAAAGCGGCTAGAAATCAAGGCCAAGGCGGTGCGATGGGGTTGAATGAGGTCTCACAACGTGGGATCAAAAACAATTGGTGGCATGCAGCCTCGGTGCCAAACTCGGTCATCCTGAAATGGAAAAAAGAGCTAGGCGTCGACATCTACAACAGAGACCATTTGCCAGCCATCAAGAAGCTGTTAAATAACCGAGACTGGGCTTATTTACGCACAGGGACGGGGCGTGTCTGAGTTATTACAAGATTGCGATACCGCAATTGAATATGGCGATCTGGAGTTTGCCGGACAAGGCTTATTAAAAGTATTGTCGCAAGATCCAGCGAACCATGAAGCCTGGACAACGCTGGCACGGTTTTTCATCGATGCTGGTAAAGCGCCTTATGCTTATCCAATAGCGGTTGCTGCCGTGTCTGAGAGTAAGACCTGGCGTAATCTGTTATTACTTGGATCGGTACAAGCTGTATTGCAGGACGCTAAAGAAGCCTGTAAAACTTTGCAGCAAGCGTTAAAACTCATGCCGGACGATGAGCCTGATAGCAACAAAGCGATTGTTTATCGACAGTTAGCCAGCGCTTATGTGCAAGGCTATGATTTTGAGAAAACCAAATATTACGCCAATTTGTCGCTTGCGCTCGAAGATCATCACCAGCCTAAAACTTCATTGGCGTTTGCTGCATTGCACGAACGTGACTGGGACACAGGCTGGAAACTGTATCGCTCGCAGCTAGGCAATTCAAACCAGCGAGAACTACAAGACTACGGATTGCCAGAATGGAAAGGCGAGAAAGAAGCCACGGTTTTAGTGTACGGCGAGCAAGGGCTAGGCGATCAGATTGCCTATATGTCTGCTTGCCCGTTCACGCCCAAACAAATTATCTGCAACCCTAAACTAACGGAATTGTTTAGCTTGAGTTTCCCTTTCAGCGAAGTGCATGGCTCGCAATTTGATCCGTTCAATAAGCCTGTCAAAGCGACGCATCAAGTCTCGATGGCAAGCTTCATGCCTTACACGCAAATGAAACGCCGAGGCGCTTATCTGAAACCGCGCAGAGAAAAAGAACTGCAATGGTCAGGGCTATTGTCATCGTTGAACTATGGTAAGCCGCGCATTGGTATCGCCTGGACAGGTGGCGCGATGAAGTCAGACGGTTGGCGCAATAGAAACCTTAGTTTGCATGATTTAAAGCCTATTTTAGAGTTAGATGCGACGTTTGTGTCTCTTGAATACAAGGACAGATCTGACGAAATAGCGCAGTTCACGAAAGAGACAGGCATTTCTATACAAGATTGGCCCTGGGGCAATATGTCTCAAGCGTATGAAGATCAGGCCGCTTTAGTTTCTCAACTTGATTTGGTGGTCAGCGTCCCGACGACGGTCTATCACCTGGCAGGTGGGTTAGGCGTGCCAGCGATGGTATTAGTCCACGATCAACCGCATTTAAGTTGAAGGAAATGCGAGTGCTATTCCATTATCTATTAGAAAAAAAGCATTAGCTCACGCAAAAGAAAGAGATAGTTTTGGTTTGCCTTTATTTTACGAGGACAAGTTAGATTCATTATTTGAAACAAACGGCTTGTTGTCGCAAAGATGAGAGTCTATATCGGTATCGATCCCAGACAGCCCGTCGCTTTCAACGTGTTGCAATGGTCTATCACGCGCAGAACCAGTAAACCGTTAGCCATCGTGCCTTTAGTCTTGCCAACATTGCCTATTACCAGAAGCGGTTTGACCGACTTTACTTATTCTCGTTATTTAGTCCCTGCGTTATCAGGCTTTCAAGGAATAAGCGTATTTTTAGACGCTGACATGCTGTTACAAACCGATATAAACGAGCTAGAAACATTGATTGACACAGAGCATGCGGTCTCAGTTGTTAAAAGCCAGAATCGTTTTGAATGGCCCTCGATGATGGTGTTCAACAATGAGAAATGCAAAACATTGACCGCTGATTATATTAACGATGAAAACAACCATCCGAGTGATTTTAAATGGGCTGACTCAGTAGGCGAGCTACCGACAGAATGGAATTTCACAGTAGGTTACGACAAGCCTATAGACGCGCCTAAGTTAATTCACTACACCGCTGGTATACCGCATTTTCCTGAGACAAAAGATTGTGACTTTGCGGATGCCTGGCGAAAAGAATTTGATTCGATGACAGGCAATTGTAGCTGGTTAGAGCTGATGGGTGATTCAGTACACGCCGAGCTAGTCTTAAACAACATTACGGAGAAGCGTAAAGCATGGCAATCTCGACATACAGTGAATTAAAAACAGCCATCGCCGATTGGACTGCGCGAGATGATTTAACCAGTTATATCGACAACTTTATCGATCTCGCAGAAACGTATTTAAAACGTGCGCCATCATTGCCACGTTTGGCGGAGATTGGCGGGGTTCGAGGCAACATCACGCGCTTATCAGGCACGCTGTCAACGTCAGCAAACACGCTCGATCTGCCCGCAGATTATTTAGATTCCTATCGTTTGACGTTAACCTCTGGTGGCGTGACAGGCATTGTGCGTTACGTCGATCCGACACAGTTAACCGTCTACAACCGATCAGGAACTGGTTTGCCGCGTTTCTACACTATTTCAGACAAAATTGAATTTGATGTAACCCCAGATTCGACTTATGCCTATGAGCTGTCCTACTATCCAAAAGTAACGGCCTTATCTGCGTCGAATACGACCAACTGGGTGTTGACTGATTATCCTGATGTGTATTTGGCGGCGTGTTTGTTTCATGCGTTCCGCTTTACCCAGGACGATGCGACCTCAAAAGATTGGCTCGACCAATATAAAGTGGCCGCCTGGTCAGCGTCAGAGACTTATCGCCAGGGCCGTGTGAATCAAGGGCCAATCAGCGTTAAAACGGATTCAATCACACCATGATCAAACCAACCACATTAAAATTTGGCGAATGGTTGCCCGATCAAGCTGCTTTATCTTCGCCAGGGGTGACGCATGCGCAAAATATACAGCCGCATGGGACAGGTTTTCGCTCCTGGGGTTCACTTGCGACAGATTCCACTGCGCTGACTGCAAAAGCCAGAGGCGCGGTTGCGATGATCGATGGCGATGCCAATGTGCGCATGTTTGCAGGTGATGCGACTAAATTGTATCGCTATGAAGCTGGCACCTGGACGGATAAATCTAAAGCAGGTGGCTATTCAAATGACACGTTAGACAATTGGAATTTCTTAAAGTTTGGCACGCAAGTCGTCGCGACTAACTACGTTGATAACATACAGATTGGCCCGATTGATGGGACAAGCGTCTTT